TGCTTTCTTATCCCTGACATGATAGAGAGATGACCTAATATTTATATCCGTATTTCCTTTAGGCGTTCTCTGTTCAAACGAAGCAGAAAACAGATACCCATCAGGAGTTTTAATCTTATGTCCCAATCCAGCTTCATTTTTCAATGTCACCTTATACCCTTTATCCGCCAATATGCGTGCTGATTCCAGTTCCTCGGGCTTATGCCGTGACGTACTCTTCTCAATAGCGACATATCCACCACCTTTACCCATCTCCACACTGGAATACTTTCCACTCCGACGCATAGCATCGGCTTCCACTTCACGTCTACGATAAGTGGAACTTCCATTTTTGTATGTACGTATACCGCCTGAAGTCTTTGCCATATCTATCTTCTACTTAATCCCATATAAGTTGAACGTTTAGCTTTTGCATCACTGGGAATCATACCATTATACGCTCTGCTGAAATTAGTAAAATATCTCTCATAAATAGATTTTACCCTATCTCTGATTACCCGTTGCTTTTCCGAACTTCCATACTGTCTATAAGCTTGCGTTTGAATACGATACCTTTGCGCAGTCAATTCCTTCATAGACTTTGTACGTTCCTTCCCATTACTCCTTACTCCTCCTGATGTTTTAGC